GTTGGATGCAACTAAATTAGTTTTCTATTATTTAACTTGGATTAAAACAGAATGTAAAGTTTTAAGATTTTTAATGATTTTAGATATTTGTTCAGAAATTGGAATTTTAGATTTTGTACTGAAAGTTTTGTCTAGATTTGTCAAATACCTATATAATTTGTGTCAACCAGTACCAACAATGCGAGATGATACAAAAGATTTAATAGATAGTATTTCAAAGAATACAAGACCAACAGCAATTTTGACTGAGAAAGAAGAAGAAGTGAAACCACTGATTGAACAATCTTGGGTAGAATTTTTAGTTGAAAAAATGGAATCAGCCATTCCTGTTGTCTTAGGTAGTGGAGTTTTGGCAACACTTGGTGTTTTAGGATACAAGTGTTTTAAGTCTCCAAAATCTATAGGCAAGGATGTTGTTTCCACGGCTAGAAATATATCTTACATTAGTTTAGGATTGATGGCTTTACCAAAAATTTTAGATTCAATTATTAAAGTTGTTAATTATGTTTATGATTATGTTTTAAAATTGACAAAGCAAAACCACACAACTCAAGTAGAATATATGACAAATGTTACAGATTTTTTGAAAGAAGCAATTTACTTAAAAACAGCGTCAGAAAAAGTTTTTGTATCAGATTTAGATTATTGTATGATGTTTTTAAATCATTATCGAATAATGATGAGCCTTTTAGATAAGAAAATCGAAATTGACAATGCAGTGTTGAGAGCGGAATTTGCAAAAAGAGTTGAACTAATGCAAGAACTTTATCCTCATTGTGTGAGTGCAACAAGATTATTAATAAGTCAAAGAGAAGTTTTTCATGTTCAATTAACAAGCAAACCAGGTTTAGGCAAAACAGATTTAGCAAATACAATTTTAAGAGTTATTGAAGAAACACAAAGAGAAGAAACAAATAAGATTAGAGCAGCTTTAGATTTGAAAGAGACAGTTCCAAATCCTGGAGTTTATCCCATGTTAGCAAGTTTAAATCACAATGATATGTATTATGGTCAAAAATATTGTTATATGGACGAAGCTTTTGTATTTAAGAATATGGAACAAGAACAAGTTTTAGGTTATATGAATCTTTTAACAGGTTTCCCATGTATTTCCCAACAAGCTAGTTTAACAGATAAAGGCAGAGTCTTTGAAATTCAGGGAATGGTATCAAATACAAATAATCCCTATCCTCAATTGGATGGTGTTTTGCATAATGATGCTGTTCAGAGAAGAAGAGAACTGTTTAAAGTTGAACTGAAAGATGGAGTTGACATTTCAAAATTGACACCACAAGAAAGAACAACTAGTCAACATTTATTAGTAAGTTGGAGACACAATACAAATAAGAACATAATGAAACCATCCGGTTCACAAAAGATGGAAGTAAATGACTTTTTAGAATTGATTAAAGCTTTGGCAAGACAACATTTCCATACAGAAGAAAATAGATTGTTAGTTAAACACAAAGATAAAACAATTTTGAGACATGAAATAGATTCAATCCAAGAAGTTATAGATGATTATGTAAAATCTTTGGCAAAATCACCAAAAAATTTCAAATTAGAAGAAAAATTAAAGAACTCAATTAAAGGAAGCAGAGAAAGAATAAGAGCTTTTAAAGAAGTTTTATCAGAACATGCTCAATCTTTTGATAGCAAACCTCCAGATGCATATATGGCAGCATTCCAAACCAAAATGGATGATGTTGAAAATGTAATGGATGATTTGTCATCTGAAGATGAGATCATTGACATAGCTTCAGAAGTTTTAAATAAGAAGACAGTTGCTAATTTTTTGCCAGAGACAGGTTATGATGTTGGATGGGATTTAACTTATACAAAGGTTGGTGAAGAAATTATTTATTATTTAGTTGAAGGCAATGCTAGAATTAAGAAAGGTTTATTAGATTACAAGAGATTAGATGTTATGAACATAAATGGTCAGACAAGAGCAGTTTTTAGAGCAAATAAAGAATTAACAGATGAAGAAGCAAGGGTAGTTATACATCATCTATTGTTGATGAGTTCAAAATCAACAGTCAATGAAATGAAGTTATATAAGGTCAAAGTTGGAATCGAATTGGATCAAGCTGAATTGAAAGAACTTTGGATTGCTAAATTGAAAGTGATGCACACAAGAGCAGCATCAGCAGCATGTGCATTTGGAAGCTGGTTCAAAAATAAGGTGCTTTTAGGAATTCCAGAAGCAATTCTCAGTGGAATGGGAGTTGCTATTGCAATTTTTGGAGCTTTCTTTACTTTGAGCATGGTAGGACAAATGCTTGCACCAGCAACAAATACAGCTTATACAGGAGATAAGAAACATAATATAATGAGAACTTCAAATCCAAAACTAGTTTCAAAGACAATAGAT